ACTGACTTAACTACACAAACTAGTGTTAACCCAGCAACTGTAACTGTTACTGCCGCTGAATTAGGCGTAAGAGCAGACATCACAGATCTTTTAAGAGAAGCATCTGCAGATGACGTTGCGGCTTCAGTAGGTTCAATCCTAGGTAATGCAATCGGAGAAAAAGTAGATGCAGACGTATTTGCTCAATTCGATTCATTAACAACTAACGTGATCAATTCGTCTGGTACAGACTTATCACCAAATGATATCTTAAAAGCAATTTACTTGCTTAGAGGACAAAACGCTCCAGCAGATGCTGACGGCGATTTCTACGGTGTATTCTCTCCAGCACAATTACACAATGTTGCTAAAGTGTTAACTCAAGCAGGATTTGTTGGTTCACAAGCACCAGCAATTTCTAACTTAGGTAATGCTTTATTATCAAGTTCAGCATACATGGGTAAAATCTATAACTGTAAAATATTCATGACTACAGCGGTAGCAGTTGATTCTGCAAACGATTCAGTAGGCGGTGTATTTTCACCAATGGCATTTGCTCACGTGATTAAAAGACCAATCGTTGTTAGAGAACAATACGATGCTTCATTAAGAAGCACAGAGTATGTGGCTACAACAGCAAGAGGTAATGCGATCCTTAAAGATGCATATGCTGTTAAAGTTAAATCAGAGGCAGTTGTAGACTAATAATCTAACAATTGTTTTTGATTCGCTATAAACATGGAAAGGGCGGTAGCAATATCGCCCTTTCTTCTTTTATATTGTTATAATACTTTTCATAACCATATAAATAAAAATGTTCAGAAGGACTGAACAACAACCATTATAGGAGGACTCAAATGGCTAACATGAGCACAGACTCAGATTTACTCGAATACGAACCAGATATCCAAAACTTTGGTATTCAAACATTCGCAGATCTACACGTAAAAACTACCAACGACATCTTAAGAAAACTTCGAACGGAATGGTGGCCTAGAGCAACCTATGGTAGATATGATATCACCACTGGTACCTACACAGAAATGGACAATAATCTATTGACCTACAGCCAATTCACCAGAGCGGCTGTGTATCACGTGTTATCAGAATATATCTTTCCTCGTCTATCTACATTTTCAGTGGAAGGCGATGTGTTTAGAGAAAAGATGATGTATTATAAAGAAAAATTTGCATTAGAATTTGCGGCAATATTAAAAGACGGAGTAGAATACGACTACGATTCGAGTGGAACCATAGAAAATTCAGAAAAGCAGGCTACACACTTCAATCGTCTCGTTAGATAGAGATGAGCGCTAGAGAAAGCATAGCAGAAGACATCAGAGAACAACTGATCAATATGTCAGATCCAGCACCAGGTTCTGTCACCAGAGAATTCTTTGATTTTGAAAAATTAGCCATCACACAGTATCCAGCAATTTTAATTGTGACTGGTAATGAAGAGAGATCCGATGTTACCATGACTGAAAGACAGGGCATTCTACAGATTGAATTGAGATGTTTTGTTCGAGGTAATAATTTAGACAGTTTACGTAATTCACTGGTTGAACAAATAGAACAAACTTTAGAAGCATCCAGAGGTAGAAATATCACAGTGGAAAATGTAGCCACTCATTATGTTCAAACCAGAGTCACTAACATTGAAGTGATCGAAAGAAATCCTCCAATTGGACAGGTTATTGTCACAGTAGAGGTAGAATACGTGTATAGGAGAGGTAATCCGTAATGAGAGAAATTTATGAACAAAATGGGAATTCTCATCTTGTTCCACACCAAGAAGTGCAGAACAAGTTGAAATCAGGTTGGATGTTATTCAAACCTGCTGTTACAAAAACAGAAAAAAACATCATTACAAAAACAACCAAACGACCAAAAGCGACAATGCGTATAACCAAAGCAGAAGCGGAGGTCATAAAACCTTATAATGAGGAGGACAACTAATGGCAAATAATACAACTGCATATGCAGGTACATCAGGTGTGGCTAAATTCGATGTTGGTGGCTCCGCTACTACAATCGCATCTGTCATATCTTTTACATTATCAAACACCGGTGATGTTATTGAAACATCAGCAATGGGCAACACTGCAAGAACTTATGTTCCAGGATTAACCACAGCAACAGTTTCAATGGATCTATACTTTGTGGATGGTGATGCGGCACAAGCGGCATTACAATCTGCACCAGGAGCGGCGGCGGCTACAATTGAATTGTATCCATCAGGCGCATCTGTAGGACAAAAACTAAGTGGCGAAATGATCGTTACTTCTTTTGAAGTTGCGGCGGCTAATGACGGCGCTGTGACTGCTACAGTAGCAGGTCAAATCACAGGTGCTGTAACAGTAACGAATCTGTAATATGACCAAAGTTATCTTTAACAGCGATAGTATGATTAAAAAAGTTAAGGCAATAACAGAAGCCGCGACTGAAGCAATCACAGATGCTGTTTTAGATGATGTAATTGATAGGTCGCCTGTTCGTTCCGGACTGTTTAAAAAGAGTTGGCGTAAGACTGGTAGTGGTTATAGATACAAATTAACTAACCCACAACCTTATGCTGGCGCACTTGAAAGAGGACGAAGCAAACAGGCACCTAACGGTATAGTAAAACCAGCAATTGAAAATATAAAACAACCAATCAGGAGATATAAATGAACCTAACAGATAAAATCAGTCAACACTACCAATCAAGTATTGGGGGTGAATTAAAGAGTATAAAAGTTCCAGAATGGGAAACTGAAATCTATTTTAGAACCACATACCCTTTAAAAGACGAAGCAAAAATAATTGAATTACAAGCACAAGGCAAAACAGTTGAAGCCTTGGTTGAATCAATTATACGGAAAGCCAAAACAAAGGATGGAAAACCTTTGTTTCACGATGCTGATAGAATAAAATTAATGAACGAGGCAGATCCAATGGTAGTAGTAAAAGTGGCTACTGCAATTAACAATGCCAAAATTGATTTTAGTCAAGATTCTGTAGCAAAGGAATAGAATCCAACGTTGAGTTGAGATTTGTAATGATACTGGCCGACAGATTGAAAAAATCTGTAGAAGAAATCATACAAATGTCAACGTTGGAATTAAAAATGTGGGCCGGTTATATGATGTATGAAAGTGATGCGACTAAAAAACATATTACCAAACAAAACATGCCGCCCATGCCACGACCTAGGAGAAAATAATGGCTAAAACAGAAAAATTACTTTTAGACATACAGGTAAAAAATTTACAAGCCTTAGGCAGAGTTGAACAGAGCATTAATAAACTTTCTGTTAGTTCTAAAGGGTTTGGTTTAAATTTAAAAACTGCTGTAACTGCTCTTGGGGCTATTGCTACTGGTAGAATAGCCAAAGGTATTATTGAAACCACAGCAAGATTTCAAGATTTAAGAACCACGCTGGCTTCAACCACAGGATCAGCACGGGCAGGTGCTGAAGCATTCAAATTTATTTCTGATTTTGCTACACGAACACAATTTGGTGTAGAAGATTTAACCACTACATTTATAAAATTAAAAACTGCTGGTATTGAACCCACTGAACAACTTTTAACCACATTCACAGATGCCGCGGCAGTAACCACAGATCAAATAGGATCTTTAGAAGCCATTACAGATCTTTTTGCTAGAACTGTATCGGGCGGTTTAGGTTTAGAAGAATTAAACAGATTAGCAGATCGAGGTATTCCTGTATTCCGTATTCTGGAAGAAGAATTAGGATTAACACGATTACAAATATCTAATTTTGGAAGAACAGCAGAAGGCGCTCGTAAAATCACAGATGCATTAGCCAAAGGTATTAGAGAAAACTTTGGTGGTGCTACACAAAAACTTTTAGGCAATTTAAGTGTTTCATTTTCAAACTTTGGTATACAGGTTAAAACTGCGGCGGATATATTTGGACAAGGATTAGCACCAGTTATTAGAGATACTACGGATGATATCACAGCATTCATCAAAGCCAATGAAGAAAATATTAAAAGATTAGGTGCTGGATTTGGTATAGTTTCTAAAATTATTATTGAAAATATTGACAAAATTACTGCGGCATTTTTAACATTCAATGTTTTTTTTGCAAAAACACCATTAGGTAAAATTATAAGTGGAATATTATTATTAGGTCAAGGATCATTATATCTACTCAAACAATTAGAAAAATTAAATCCCGAATTAGCCAAAACATTAAAAGAAATAATTGGATTAGAAAAATTCAAAGAAACCATTGATGATGTTTTACAATTAGAAGACCAAACCAATGCACTCAATGATGAATTAAGAAGATTTAGTACTCGAGCCAAAGAAGCCAGACAAGTCACAGTAGATTTAAACAAAGCACTTAAAGATGCATTTTTAGGAGAAGTTGCTACAGGTATTGAAGGCTATACTAAAAATCTAGAAGAATTAATCAACACATATCGATTAAGCAGTATTATTACAGACACAGCAACCAAAGCCACAAGAACATTTGCTACCACAACAGAATCAGCACTGACTGATGTGGTTATGGGAACAAAAACATTACAACAAGCATTAGGAGAAATTGGACAGGCCATTATTAGAGATTTGATAGGAGGATTTATTAGATTATTAATTGTAGGACCAATTTTAGATTTAATTGCTCGTAAATTAGGATTACAACAAACTGATCAATTGAATAGAGAAAGACAAATTGAAGCAAGTTTAAAACGTCAAATAGGCTACAGATTAATATTAGCCGCAATAACAGGTGGTTTTGGTTTTGCCAACGGCGGAGCAGTGGGATATGCCAACGGTGGTGCTATCGGTTATGGTGGAGCCCGAGCAGGTGGTGGTCCAGTCAATAACAGCAATGCATTTTTAGTGGGTGAGAGAGGACCAGAATTATTTGTACCAAACTCAGCCGGCACTATCATACCAAGTGAAAGATTAGGCAGTGGCATGGGCGAAGTAACAGTAAACTTCAACATCAATGCTGTGGATGCCGCATCATTTGATGACTTATTACTATCAAGAAAGAATTTAATTGTTGGAACCATTCAACAAGCATTCAGACAGCAAGGTAGGAGATTGGCATAATGGCTTTAGAAGACCAAATCCGTACATTAAACTGGCGGAGCAATTGGAATAATATTGTGAATACTTCTATTAATGGCAAAACCTATGTGGCAGATTATGGTGGTCATTATTGGAGTTTTACAATAGAAACACCACCTATCACTCGTGCTGACTTCCAAAATAATTTTTTTGTGTTATTCAATGATATTGATTCTACAGCCAGAATACAGATCAAACCACCAGTAATCAATGATGCCGAAGGCAGACCTGGTTATACTGATCCATCCACTATAGGACCCACAGTATTGACCGGTTCAGGTGCGGGTGGAGGTATTCCATATCCAACGTTAGTCTATGTGGATCTTATTGATGAAACCACTGCTGGAATGCAACTTACTAATGGAGATTTTGTTCAATTTGCTAACCATGGCAAAGTTTATATGGTTAATGGTAACCATTCATTAGATCCAGATGATTGGGGTGGAGCACCCACACAAGGTGAAATCACTGTAACGCCTGGATTAATCAAAACTGTTTCAAATCAAGATATGAAAATTAATGATATTGCTTTAAATGTGATTGGTATTGGTGATACCATTGAATACAAAACCAATCGTGATGGTTATTTTGTATTTTCTAAAGAAGTAAGGGAGGTAGTATAATGGCAACTTACGCATCAACCGGTAACACTGTAGGTTATGAAACTTTAGATTTTAGAAGTATCAATTATAGAATTACAAATCTTGATAGCATGAATAATTTCAAACAAAAATATCTATCACAAAGATGGGCATTTAAATTAAAATCACCGCCGGTGTTGAGATCAGAAGCATTTCAAGTGCTGGCTGGATTCACAGCATCTAAATCACGTGGTACAACCACTTTGGTGCCACCTGTAATTGCATCCACATCAGGCACAGCATCTGGCACTGTTACAGCACAACTAATTTCCAGCACCACACCATCTTACAATTATGTTAAAGGATCCACTAATATTGCTGTGTCAGGCGGAAGTGGCACTCTTAAAAAAGGTGATATGATTAAATTTTCAAATCATACCAAAGTTTATATGCTCACAGCAGATGTAAACCTAGATGGTTCAACCATTGATACCTTATCTATATTTCCTGCACTGTTTACTGATTTAACTGCAGGTGCTACTATCACTTACAACAATGTACCATTCACTGTGAGTTATGAAAGTGATTTGTTTGAAATACGAACAGACCAAAACGGTTATTATACATACGAATTAGATTATAAAGAGGAATACTAATGCCAATAAATCATTCAATATCAGAATCACAGATTGATGACAGATTTCTTAGATTTGTAGATTTAATTAGATTAGAACTGCCTAATGGCACTATCTTTAGATTTACAGATTGTGATAATGATATCAGCAGTAACATAATTGATGGCAGTACATCAGAAACTTTTTTGGCAGGACAGGGTTACATTGGACATGATTCAATTCCTTTAACGAGCCAAATTAGTTCAATTAGAATTCAATTGACTTTTGATAGCACTGTTACAGATTCCACAGGCACAAATATTGCTCGTCAATTAATGAATAATTCAATAGCAGGTGGCAGTGTGTTTATTGTGAAAAGAATTTTTACTCAAAGCACTCAATCTTTTGGTTTAAATCCTAGCACAGGAGAATTTATTATTTTTAAAGGTATTATGGATAATATCAGTTATAAAATCACCAATGACAGCAGTCGTTTAGCATTATTTTGTGGAGGTCCATTTTCAAACTTTGATAGAACTGCTATCTATGGTTATACCAATTCAGCATCTCAACAAAAAGTATACCCAACAGATACTGGATTTAAATTTGCAACCTATAATGTAAGAAATATCAAGTGGGAGGAATAACAGATGGGATTCGTTAGTAAAGTATTTAAAACCATAGTAAAACCAATCAAGGCTATTGTTGATCCTATTATTGATTTAGGTACATCAATTATCAAAGCAGTGATATCACCTTTTACAGGTGCATTTAATCTACCAGATACTTCTATCAACTTTGCAGATACTTCTCAAGAAATCAAAGCGGCCACTATCGTAGATTACAATGGTGCCAATCGTGCTGTGCCAGTTTTATATGGCACAAAAATAGAAATTGCAACCATTCCTGTATTTGTGGGTACTCACGGAGATGATTCAGCAGATACCACACCACAATATCTCTATATGGCGGCTATAATATCGCAAGGATTTCATGGTGCCAACGCAGAATTTGGAGTAAATGGTGCCATGGGTAGTTTATTGTCAAGAATGACAGTGGATGGCAAACCTGTCCACCTAGGTGGTATATCTAACACAGCCAACGACAATTATTCACAAGGTTATGATGGTTCTACCGCTCTTTCATTGACCAATTCTAGTGGAGGTATATTTGCTTCAGGCAAAGGTGGCGTACAACCTGCTCAACATACCATCACCAAAGGCACATTTGCTAATCGTTTAACTGTGCAATATTTTGATGGCTCTGCAGATCAACCAGCATCTTCATTATTAAGAGAACACCCTGATTGGGATGATGATGAAAACAAATTAAGTGGCATGCACTATATTGCATTAAGATTTAAATTGCAAGCCGCCGATGAAACCATAGGTTCATCTCCATATAGCGGAGATGGCGAAGGAGTATTTGGCAATCCGTATGGATCTGTGCCAGCAGTGGTTGTTACTACCAGTGGTAGAAGCATACCTAACATTGTTGCCAGCAAAGTAGGCGATCCAGGTTATGAAGAAAGATTCAATTATCTTTATAGTGAAAATGATATCACTAGATATATCAGTTATCACCAAGCATTGAATACACCTAATGGTTCAGGACAGATCATTAGTGGTGGCACACAAGATGCGGCCGCTTCTCACATAGAAGCAGTACCATCAGACACAGAGATAGAAATACAAAGATTTGATCCGTATCAAAGAGCCAAATATTCTAATGGCAGTACACAGCCAATCAACATTCACGATATCTTGTTTAATCTAGGTTGGACCTATGATTATGTGTATTGTAGTTTTGGTAGTCCTTATGGTGTGGTGGGTGGCACTATATCAGCGGCAAGTAATTTTGTATGGTTAGAACACGTGGGTGGAGGACATTATCAATTCATATCACGTGCTCCATTTGATATAACCTTAATCATATTAAGTGGTGAATTAAAATTTTATGGATATACTGCCACTACCATTGGCACAACTACCACATTACAAAAAATCAATGGAGCATATCCATCACCTGCTCTAGGCACAGATAACTCTGTCTATAGATTTTTTGCACCTGAATCACAGATACAAGCCATTGAAAATGCACATCTGGATGGTATCACAATCAAATTAAGAACTATTGACAGGAATACCAATGTGATTACAAGATATGATGTAACAGAAGTCAGCATCACATCTGCTGGTGCATACATAGACTTGGGTTGTGTAAATGAAGACAGTTCTGAGCCTGCTGATAATTTTTATACCACTATCACACCTAGCACAGAAATACACATAGAATTATTCAATGGTTCAGCCAACACAAATAAATTTCCTGCCAATTGGGACACAGCACTGGGCGGTGGTTATCTTGTGGATGGCCTAGGACATCAAAGTTATCGACCAGACTACAACACAGTGGAATATATCATTGATTACTTGCTGAATCCATACTATGGATTTGGGTTAAGTGTGAATCAATTGGATAGAAAGAGTTGGACAGAAGCCGCTATTGCCTGTGACAAGTTACCTAACTATTATGATTTTGATAATACCATATTTTACATGAACAGCGGTACCAGCCTAGATGTATTTGATAGAAACAGATATATGTACGGAGACAAAGCCACCACAGGTGCATCTGCAAATGGTTCCAGCATACGAACCAATAACAATTCATTAGACCGACAATTTATTATTGATACCAGTCGTACTTTCTTAGAAAACCTTAACAAAATGTTGGCATCTATTGGTGCTTATATGTTCTATTCAGAAGGCGTTTTCAAAATTATTATTGAAAATGCAGGTGATCCACAGGATAATGCTGGCATTCCACCGCTTACTGCTCTGCCTATTGTGACCACAATCACAGATGATAACATCATTGAGTCAGTCAGTGTTTCAACCAGTTCAATCAATGATAGATTCAATCAGATCAAATTGGATTACACAGACATTGTGAATAATTCACAACCTAATTCAGTTTTGAGTCCAGATCCGGTAGAAGATAGTACCAATATTAGAACACAATATCTCAATGAAGACAATGGCAAGATACTGGAAGGCAATTTCAGTTTTCCTGGTATTTTTGATCGAGTAACTGCTCAAAAAATGGCGACATTGCTATTGAAAAAATCACGACAACAGCCACAATTGGTCACACAGATCAATGCTGTGGGTGTGCGATTGGCACCAGGCGATTTTGTAAGAATTAATTCAGTGGCATTGAATATTTCTGATGTGTATAGAGTTACAGAAACCAATTACAATCCAGACAACACTGTAAACATCACAGCGATAAAACACGTGCCTGAATTCTACGATATCACAGATACCGGACAGGTATTTGAAGCACAAAGACCATTACTGAACTAAACTGAGGAATTCTCGAGGTCCTATCCATCGTGCTACAGCACCAAATCTATCCCTTTTTTCTGTATGCACAAATGTGATAGGATGTTGTTCACAAAATCTCTGCATTAATTGACCTTTTTCTTGAGTCATTTTCATAGGTTGATGCTGACGCCAAGTGTAATCAGTGTCATACAGAGATTGATTTGTGATGCCCCAATCACAACCCAGCACATAGATTGGTTCCCGAGTCAGTGTGATCGCTAATGCTATAGCCATGGTACCTGAGCAGTAGTAGGGCAATTTAGAATCTACCAACTGCCACCTATCACGAGCAAATCTTCGCCGTGTCCAATATTGTGTTGCAGATCGTGGACTCATTCTTTCAATCGTTTGCTGATCAAAAGCACACACATGATGTACGGATCTATCACGCTCAATAAAGTTACAGCCTATTTCCATGGATTGTGCCGGTATGTGATGGAAAGGGCGAGCAGAAGGACCGTTGAACCAAACAATAACCATAAAAATATTTAACGGTATTCAAAACCTTTTAAATATTACCAAACAGTGAGCCATGGAGAGAAATCTTTTTCGTAAACGCATTGAAGACCTAGGAGGCAGTTTCCAGAAGCCAAGATCACAGGGTCGTGGTCGTCAAGCCGAACTGACTGAAACTGTGCGGTGGCCCCGGCCTACTCGTTGCTCAAAACCTAGTGAAAGATGCAGTAGATCTCACGTGATACGTGTGAGGTCTGCTCGATTAGCACCAGCAGTACGACGTCGTTGTGAGGTGTGTCTGGCTCGTTGGCGCTAAATAATCATGTTCTAGTCTCCCGATTGGAACAGGGTGGATCTCATTTATCTTGTTGCCATACAATTAAACTCCGATCCACCCACCTTAATTCTTTTACAAAATTTTATCTATGTGAATACTGGGGTACATGATTGGATGTAATTCGCAATACTGATCATATGACAACCATTTAATGAAACCGTGCTCACGGCATCTTAGGCAAGAATGATGTGTGCTGTTGGTGCTCTCTTGAATATACATCTCACACTCGTCACGGCAACGATCTAGATATTTCATAGCACATCATCCAACTGAACGCCCACACTGGTTTTTAAAACTGTGTTAGCAGTGCCAGTAGCAATCAAGCCGTGTTGTCTTTGCCGTTCTGTGAGATAGCCCGCATCACCTTTCAGTGGTACAATGATCTTGTGTGTGTTCGCTATCACGATCACAGTGTATCTGTGATCTCGCTCCTCATTGACCTTGATCACACTGAGATTTTTCACTGTGTCACCCTTGTTCTGACGATAACCTGGTAGATAGCATTTGCTGGCCCAGATGTCTGTGGCACGGTAACCAGCATTCCTTAACTCTTGGCGAGTCTGCTTGACCAATTCATAGTGTGGTGACCCCCATTCTTCAGCAGTGAGGTTTCTACGAAAATGTGTCCAGGGTGAATTAACCAAAGCCCTAAAAGAGTGTATCTTGGAATGCTTACACACAGAAAGATTGATCTTGTGTCTGCTGTCTCCTGTGCCTGTCTGCTTGTCAAACAGGTCCAGTTTCACCCAACTCCAATCTGGGGGTAGGTCTTGGCTACAATGGTTGATCTTATGAGCCACCTGAGGCTTCGCCTCTTCTTTGACGGAGTCAGAAACTGGTAATGATTGTGTGTCAGACACAATCATTAATTTGTGTTTATTAGTTGTTATTATGTTGTTAATGTTGTTATTGTTTGTTGCCATTTTTTCTCCTTAATGTAAATATATATGAATGATATCTAAAAATCAAGTCAAAATAGAATTCTTTACCAAATACCCTGTTTTTGTTTGGTGAATTTGGTCTGTATGGTATGTGCTACAATCTGAACCAAACACCAAAAAAAACACCATCTATAACCAAATAAACGGGGTGATTTAGGTTGACTTTATCCTGTATTGTGCTATAATACAAGAGATACCGGTGCTGACAGCCACCTACCCGAACGTGCTCCAAACTTTTAGGGTGTTATAACAGGCTTCAGCATCAGTATCACTAGATGAGCACCACAGGTTTTTGTTCCTTAACATTTGTTACTGTGGTACTGATCCGGCCGGGTGGGGTCGCCATATCCTATTACACAGAACCCACCCTGCCACCAACAAAGGAGAATGAAATGAAACGTATGTTACAAAAGATAATAATGAGCAGTTGTGCCGCCATCATGCTGGCACAGTGTGCTTACAATCCCAAAATAGATACCCGAGGCCGATCCGGCACCTATGACACGGACCGAGCCGCAGAGATCACCACAGACATCCAGATCTGCCGTCAATTCGCTGACGAGCACACATTCCGTACCTATGACTCACTGTCATGGGCATGGGGTCAATATTTGCATTATGTGAGTCTGGGATTGATACCTGACAGAGAATTAAAATACAACAGCCGAGTGGATCAATGCCTACAGGGCCGAGGTCATTCGGTTATTAGATAGAATTCACACGCCCCGCACGTGCTTCTTATAAGTGAATACACCGAGTGGGGCAGTGAATCACAGCACCCGGTCTCCTTGCATACGATTCAGGGTGCTGTGCCACAAATCAATGGATTGATTTACAATCCGGGTAAATACTGGCATAATTGACTGCTACCCAAGGAGGAAACCAATGAGTCATACCATACACACAGGCGATTCAGCCGAAACATTAAAACAATATCCAGACTGCCACTTCGACAGCATCGTGACCGATCCACCCTACGGCATAGAGTTCCTGGGCAAGGACTGGGACCGCAATACCGGTGCCATAGCGATATGGCAGGAATGCCTGCGAGTGCTGAAACCAGGTGGATTCTTGCTGGCCTTTTCAGCGGCCCGCACATACCATCACCTGGCCACCAACATAGAATCAGTGGGCTTTGAGATCAGAGATCAACTGATGTGGATCTATGCGTCAGGATTTCCCAAGGCACAGGATATTGGTAAAGCAATAGAGCGTAGAGAAGGCAAGAGAAACAACAATGCTCTTGGAATTAAAAGAAGCATCAATGAAAGTGGACCAAAAACAAGTTGTCCAAAATGTAATAAAACACTAAATGGTAGCAATCAGTCTAAATGTCAGGATGATATTTGTCCTTTGCGTGATGAAATGAAGCCAGCAAACAATGAATGGTCAGGTTGGAAGACCGCACTCAAACCCGCACACGAGCCCATAGTGATGGCACGCAAACCGTTTAAAGGTAGCACCATTGACTGTGTATTAGCACACGGTGTGGGAGCCCTCAACATAGACGCCACCAGGGTGCCTTGGGACAAAGCAGTGCCAAAAGGCATCAACGGCAAGGATCCAAGAAATAGACTGCGTGAATTGCCAGGTGATCAAATAGCAGAAAGACCAGGCGAAACAGCGGAATGGCAAGGACACCGTCAAGGTCGCTTCCCCAGCAACGTGTTGGGCGAGATCCCAGACTACCAAAAGTATTTCTATTGCCCTAAGGCCAGCAGACGAGAGCGTATGGAGTTCAACAATCACCCCACAGTGAAGCCAGTGGCACTGATGCGTTATCTGATACAGTTGGTCACACCCCCCAACAGCACCATATTAGACCCATTCTGTGGCTCAGGTAGCACAGGTATGGCGGCGTGTGAGTTAGGGCACACATTCGTAGGGTGTGAATTGGACCCACACTATGTGACCATAGCAACGAAAAGAATAGCGGGTTGGCTACAACAGCACACACCGCAGAACACTGTACAGCACACACAGTTTGAGGAGTTGTTTGAAACCCCGTAGTACCATATGGAGTTGGTTGGCTCAAACCATAGCACCCACCACCGAATGGAGCCAAATACAGCAGGCCGCGATTGATTACCTAGAATACCGCCATGTGGACACTGTGTTGCACGAAGCAGATACCGGTTGGGATCGCGAGCAATGGGTCGACTCGGCTGACTTTAAAAGGAGATGCATACAACACTTGCAGTTGGATCCTGTGCTCCGAAGACGATTGTGGTTAGAAATATTGGCAGATCGGGATTGACACCAGATAGATTATAAGTTATACTACAGAATGGACACCAGACAAAAATATAGAATTATAGAAGCATTAGCCCGCGCTCGTACTGCCTTACCAGGAGCAGAATATGATCAAGCCAGATCAGAAATTAACACTGCGATAAGAACACTGCGACGGCAATGGCGTATGGAATTGCCAGAAACCGGCAGAGATATCACAGATTTCTTCACCTATGAAACTGCGGAAAGACCTGATTGGTTACGATCAAAAACTAAAAAATAGACCCGTGAGTCAGATCGCGGATTGTTTGCCCAGCGTTTTTTTTACACATTACCCACACATTTGAACCAATACGACGCTGTCATACGGCTGTAAAGAAGCAGTAGATATGATGGATATGGCAGGATATGATACGGTGGTTTTGGCATCCTCTTTACCATTCTAATCCAACACCCCCTCCAACCCAGAATCCTGACCATACGAGCACCGTGACCCAGATTGACCCAGGTTGGGCCACCGTTCTTACCCGGTGTAACCGTGTGTAACCGTGCTTTATCAATGGTAATACCGTAGGAAAACCATCAGATCTGGCTCACCGTAGGGCCACGGTGGAGGACGGTGGGGGGGTAGGCCACTGAATGGGGAGGTTGGTAATACTCTATCACCGTTGTAAAAATA